CCTCCTGCATGGATTGTGAAGGAGCAGGGACGAAGGAATGGACGCGGGTATTATGATGTACCTGAGATTGGTGAAGTCACTCAAATCAAAACTCCTCCCGCAACTGATACCACTGTGGTGTTGAATGAAACTACCGGCACTGAACATGTGGTCGGTGATGTGGATGCTGATGCTGTTGCAGAACTACAGAGTGTTTAACTCTGTGTCCGTGGATGGTGTGCGGGGTGCGGGAACAACTACCCCACCCCTCTCACCGTCTCTGAACAGTGTATAGCAAAAGGGACTCCTACCCCAAACAGGGTGCTAGCAGATGAGACTCATTTTTAAGGAAACAAGAATTAATGCATAAAACCTCAACTACAACTTACTCAGAAGCAATCGACCGTTTACGAGAATGGGACTCCGTTCTCAACGAATCTTCATGGACTCCGATTGAGCAACTGTTGGAAACGATTACGAATGTAGGAATCCTAGTCACATATATCACGGATACGACTACGGACTCTATGTTCACGGACGAAGAAATCAAACTGATGTTTCAAGTAACGAAAAAGGCAGAGAGTGTCTCACATGATATTCTACTGTCACAGCAAGAAGGGGACTCCTACGAATGAGTCGGCATCAAGTACAACTTGGCAATAACGAGACTTTCGCATACGGTTATGACCATCCTCTCGGTGTGTACTTCTATCAGTACATCGATGAGAATGAGGATGTCGTGCGAGAGGGTGAGGGTTCGGCATCTGTACTTCTTACGGAGATTTCAGAGTTAGGTCAGAAGTTGATTCCAATGAATCACCTCATGGATATCGCAATGGATTTGCCGATTAGGGACTCCTAGACAAGATACTCCGAATATGTTATAATGGGACTCCTACGCAATGAGACAAAGTAAATTTCACAGAGATATACCAAACAACACGATGATAAAAGTTCAACAATTTTCTACACTGTATCACACCGGCAAGTCTGGTGCGATTTATTCATGGAACATCTGGACGGAAGGTGCAGACATTGTAACCCTATACGGACAGATTGACGGCAAGAAGCAGATTGCTCGTAAGACTGCAACGGCAAAGAATGTCGGTCGGTCGAACGAAACCTCACCGAAAGAGCAGGCGATACTTGAAGCAACTGCAATGCACAAGTTTAAACTCGACCGAAAGTATTCTGAAACGATTGAAGAAGCACAGAAGGAAATCTTTCTTCCCATGCTGGCAACTTCCTTCGATAAGAGAAAGCACAGTGTTGATTATCCTATGGATGTGCAACCGAAACTCGATGGCGTTCGATGCATGGCATATTGGGAAGGGGACTCCGTGCGTCTGATGAGTCGAAACGGTAAATCTTGGAACTGCTGTGAGCATATTCAGAGAGAACTTGAAGAGGTTCTGCCGAAGGGTTCTGTCCTCGATGGCGAACTGTACATTCATGGCGCGACCTTTCAGGAGATTACCAAACTCGTCAAAAAATCGCGGAAAGAATCGGAGAATGTGGAGTACCATGTGTATGATGTGCCGAGATGGGAGAATATGCCTGAGGATGCTACTTGGGAGCAACGATTCGATATTCTGTCTGAAGAACTATGGGAACTTCTGAAGAACTGCAAGTCGGTTGTGACCGTTACCTCCTATGAGGCAAAGAACGAGGAAGATGTATATAAACTCCAATCTGATTTCCTTGAAGAAGGATACGAGGGTGCAATCGTTCGTGCATTGGACGGCGAATACCGATTCGGATATCGCTCTCGTAGTCTGTTGAAAGTCAAGAACTTTATGGACGAGGAATACGAGATTGTGAATTTCACGACCGGCGTCGGCAAGTTTGAGGGATGCATTGTATGGATTTGCGTGACCGAGAACGGAGAAGAATTTAAAGTCGTTCCGCAAGGGTCTATGGAAGAACGCAAGGAATTGTACGACAATGCAAAGAAGCATATCGGTCGTATGCTCAAGGTGAAATTCTTTGAACTCACCGATGATGGTATTCCACGATTCCCTGTGGGATTGGGTATTCGACTTACGGAGGATATGTGATGATTGATACACTTGTAAAACTTTGTCCACTTATTGCGGCCGTTCTCTATGCGGTCGTTGGGTTTGGATATCTGTTCAAGAAGGAATATGCATGGGGACTTGTTTGGATTTCCTATGCACTTGCAAACATAGGACTTGTACTTGCCGCAATGGGAGGCAAATCATCTTGATTCGTGTGACGGGTGGAACTCGACAACAAAAAGAAATCGTAATCGCAGTTGGCGAATGGTTTATCAAGCACTTTGGTCTTTATAACGCCGAGTGTTACTTTCGATTGAAGGATTATGTGAACTGTTGGGGCGAATGCGAAGAGGGTAGAATGCCGAACACATATCGAATCTTTGTGGCAAAGAATCAAAGCATTCGTAACTTTGTCGCAACGGTCGTCCACGAGTTGGTTCATGTAAAACAGTGGGAGACCGGTCGTTGGAGTGGAGATGGTGAACGAGAGGCAAATCGCCTCCAATTTACAATCACTGATAAACTTTGGAAAGGCGGCATTATATGATGAACCCACATGCCTGTATCGATTTTATTGTTTGGATTTCGAAAAAAACACTAAAGTTTTATATGAATACAGTCGATAAACTAGTAGAGATAGGGTATAATATTGACAATTGGTGCGGAGTAAAATCCGAGTATGATGAAAACGGACTTCGCATTCATGGTGATTTCTATCACTAAATGCCTAAAGGAAATTATGGATTTAGAATCAAATACAAAAGTAACAGAACCCGAAGAACCAAAACCACTAATGGTGTGGTTTGAAATGTTCCTTATGGAACTAGACCTTTTGCATGGAGACTACAAGAATATCGAACCTACTGATATGCTTGAGTTTTACTATGCAGACACAACACCGGCAGATGCCGCGAGTAAACTAATGTTGGAGAGTTAATGAACACCGACCCGAAGACAAGAAAAACTGAGACTGTTTGGACTCTTAGGAGTGCCAAACCGATATCTTTTGGACGAAACAAAGGTAAGCATGAGACTGCCGAGTTTCGTGATTCGGGTGGTGACTACATTCGTTTCAGGTTTGGTTCTTCCCCTGATGGGAAGGGAAATGACATCAACTGTCCGGCGGGTCGTTACGATTCTGTGAAACGACAAGATGCCAGAGATACATGGAACAGACTTCTACAGGAGGGTTGGGTGTTTGTGAACAGTTGTGTTCAGTGGGACTCCGAAGAATTCATGGACTATGGGAGGCGAAAAGAAGGAAAGTCTAAAAGGTCGCCTTACAGGGAGGCAAAGGAACTCCAAGCAAAGGTCTTATACAGACAAAAAATGAAAACACACCCGCAATACATGTTGAAGAAAAAAGATGTATATGATGAATATTTAGATGTATATGATGAATATTTAAAGGATATTGACACATACGCACTAAATGCGTAAAGGAAACTATTATGATTAAAGTATGGGTAGAAGAAGAATACGGATATGCAGATTATATCTGGTATGCTCCGTTTGAAACAGGAGAAGAAATTACCGAGTGGTGGAATGCTCTCGATAAGAGTGTCATCAATGGTCTTGTATTTGGAGATTACGGTGTGGAGAACATGAATGTTCCCGAACGCAGACTGAATGCGTACAAGGAATTCTTTGGCGGCACTTGGGAGAAGATAGAAGAGTTGCCTGCAAGAGAAACTCTAGATGCATATATGCATATTCATGAAGACCACGATTCTAATTTCAATATGCTTGATAAGGAAAATATCGTTGACTAACAATGTTTTTTACGATGGTAAAAAAGTGTATGATACCGAACGACTTTGGAGTTTGGTAAGTCGAAGAACCCCAACAAGAAGAAAAATAAAACCACTTGAGTGGCATCTAAAAGAAAAGGTATGGTCAATGCGACCGATGGATGTGATACGAAATCGAAAGAAGCATAGTCGGCACTGGAGTCGAATTAAGAATGCTGATTTGTCTTATCCCATTCTTGTTAATGATGAAGGTATTATCATTGATGGATGTCATCGACTGAGTAAAGCATACATGATGGGTCGTGCCACAATTCTAGTTCATGAAGTGTCTGAAAAAGACTTGAGAAAAGCACGATTAAACTCTTGAATAACAATCGCAAAGGTAATATAATGAACAAGATGACAATTAAAGAAGTCGGAAAACTAAACCTTCCTGCACTTGCAAAGGAAGCAATCAAACAGGAAATCATTCGAAAGGAAAACAACCATGAATCGTGAACAAATTGTAGAACAACTACACAAGGGAGTATGCACAGTCTTCTTTACAAAGACAGATGGTTCAGAGAGAACCATGCATTGTACACTAAACTCTGCGTATGCACCAAGTATGCCACAGAACCTACAGGAACAAACAAACAAAAACAAGAACCCTGATGCTATTGCTGTATGGGATACTGATTTTGATTCTTGGCGTTCCTTCAGAATTGAAAGTATCATCGAGTTCAAGTCGCCGCAACTACTAAATGGATAAAGGCGAATCATGTTTGAAGATAATCGTAAAATTTGTATCGACCTTTTAATCGAAGACGGTCAAACTTCATATGTTGTTTTAGAATTTGAAGATGACATTGAGGATGCAATGGAAGACAACGAGTATGAGATTATCTACAAAACAGACTCGGCAGGAAATGCACTTAAGTGGTGCATGAATCAGTTTGGTGATGATGATGAATTGTACATTCCTGATGCAATCAATGAAATCTTAACTCTGGATGCACAACAAAAACTAGTTGACATCCATAATCTGGGCGAGGATGATGAGATTGATTGGGAAGATGGCATAACTCAGATGATGTTAGACAAAATCATTCGAGCAATTGAAGAAGAATTTGCTCAAGAAGAAAATGGAGATGATGATGACGACACAGAAGATTGAAGTAGAAAATTTAAATTATGGAAGTGGATGGCCTCTGCCAGTACTGGAGATTCGAAACAATCATGAAGGGACGCCTTGCGTATACTTTAGTAACTTTGACTCTCGTGAAGTCCACGATGGTTTTACTGTTAGTGAAATGTATTCGATTGTCGGCGCTATCAACAAAGCAATGCAAATGCAAAACGAATTGGTCGTAAACAATAATCAAATGTCTCTAGAGTTTGGTGACTAACATGCCTTACAGGTTGCACATTGACATTCCACTCAGTGAAGACGAAGATTCTGCAACAGAAATCTCTGAACTTCTTATGCAGTATTGTTTTAAAGATGACCGACTGCAAGTAGAAAAGATGAAACGCCACGGAGTCGAGCAGGTAAACTATCGACTTGGTCATGACGAAGACCGCCAAAAGTCAAACTACTTGGATAAAAATGGTAATGGACATGTAAGTAATAAAAAGAGTAGGATATCCTTATGACATCTGGGGCAGACGCGGATGGCATTAGCAGTACCGCTTATAACGGTATCCTCGCGGGTTCGAGTCCCGCCTGCCCTATTAGCAGTATGGAACATAAACATTGGAAACAACTTTACGATAATGTTAAACTCTCTGCAAAGTATGGAGCAAAGGGTGGAAGACGAGCATTGGCGTGTATAGATTGGGAGTCAAGAGACCTCGAAATTACAATCGACTATCTTAAAGAACTGTGGGATAAACAAAATGGATTGTGCTATTGGTTAGATGTTCCCATGGACCCCGATGGTCTTTTTGTTGCACATTCTCCATTTGCACCATCGGTGGATAGACTAGTAAATAAAAATGGATATGTTCAGGGTAATGTTGTTCTTACCGTTCGACTCGCAAATCGCGGAAGAGGAGCATATGAAGGTTCTGATTTTAAAGAGAGACTAAACCAATTAATTGAAATGAGAAACCAATGAATATTTTTGTAGTAGATAACAATCCAGTAGATGCCGCTCGTTCTTTGTGTGACAAGCACATTGTAAAGATGCCAGTGGAATCTGCACAGATGCTTTCTACTGCACATCGAGTATTGGACGGAACAGAGTATACTGAACTTTCTGCCAACAACAGGCGAATTAGACGGTGGAGATTGGATGACGAGAGAGAGGGTCTTTTATACAAAGCATCCTTCATGGGACATCCGTGTACTAAATGGACAATGCAGTCACACTCAAATTATTTGTGGCACACTGAACATGCAATGGAATTGTGTCGAGAGTATACTAGAAGATATGGTAGGGTACATAAATCACAAGAGGTTATTGAATATTGTGAATATCACTTGCCAAAAAATATTCACAAGGGTACACAGACACCATTTGCGATGGCGATGCCGGACGAGTACAAAGAGAATAATGCCGTTCAATCGTATCGTAATTATTACTTAGGCGAAAAAGTAGAAATCGCCAAATGGAAAAACGCCGAAGTACCATATTGGTTTTTAGAAATGTGTCTAAAGACCTAAAAGAAATTTGTAAAATATCTGTTCTACCCTTGCTCCGGCATAACAACCACAGTATAATACACACATAAACAAAACCCCTACTGAAAGGAGAAACCAAAATGATAGGTGAAAAACATAAAGATATAGGATTTATAGGTTTTTATGAACACTGCATTCATCAGTCAAAACTGGATGCGTTGCACAAGAGTTTTACGGTGTCTCCTTGTCAACAAAGAGTTCGAACTTAACTCGTGGTTGAGTATCAACACATAACCAAAGCGTAAGCGGGATTCGCTATCCGCCTCTGCCTTGATAACTCAGTTGGTAGAGTAGCGGTCTTTTAAACCGTAAGTCGTGGGTTCGAGTCCCACTCAAGGCACTTGCGAAAACGAAACACACAAGAAGGAACACAATGAATAAAAACACTTTGAATTATATCGGAATCGGATTGTCCCTCATCACTCTTGGCGGTTGTGCAAACACCGCACAGACAGGAGGACTAGCGGGTGGAGGTATCGGTGCCCTTGCAGGACAAGCAATTGGACACGATACAGAATCCACGCTCATTGGTGCGGGTGTTGGTGCTGTTGCAGGATACATTCTTGGCAACGAAGTAGACAAAGCAAACCAACAAAACAATCAGATACAAGGTAACGGACAGACTCGTTCTCGGTCAACTACACGCCGAGTTCTAAATCCTGACGGTACTATTACTGAAACAGGAACAGAAGTCATCGAGTCACAAAAGACCGAAACAGGATACCAAGGTCTTTCAAATAAAATTGGTGGACACCGAAACAAAAACTGAATTTTATTGTTGACATTGTGCGAATATAAGGTACAATACAAATCTGTAAGTCGAACTGTCTTTGGTGCAGACAACCAGACTAAATTTTTGAAAGCACCATTTTGTTAGGAGAAGTTCATATGGCTACTATGAGCAAGAAGCGTAAGGTAATCAACTACCTTGCAAGCGGTAAGGGTCTTACTGCAAACGAAGCAAAGTCACGATACGGCGTAAGCAATCTTCGTGCAACTATCAGCGACATCCGTAACACGGTTGAAGCATTCGGTAACTGGGAAATCGTTTCCGAAGAAACTAAGAGTGGCGCAAGTCGTTACTTTATGATGGACACCCACCCAGGCGTCCGCAAGTTCGGTTTCGATAAGAACGGAAACCGCTACATGCTCTGAACAGATTGACTGTTCAAACTGCACCTTGGTGGTTCGACCACTGTAGTGGGTGAAAACCCCACACAAGGTTTTAAAAAGTGAATATATAATGTGTCGGGATTAATTACCTCGGCATAGGACGGTGACAGAACAATTTTTTGTTATTGAAAATAATGTATGCGATTTCCTGTAGTGGGATGTGAATGCTCAAATGAGTCTAGCAGAATTTAACTGATTCAGTCGTAGTGCGAGTAGGGAATATCAAACTAGATAACCCCGAAAGTTGAAGGTAAATGTTAATCCTTCCCGTCCACGAATAACTCGTTCCTTCCAGTACAAGGCCTTTGGCGACACCTTCGGTGTGAAGATGATGTAAGATTCATTAGGACAAGAGTGGATGGCCTCCACTGGGAACGAATAAACTACAATGCCCTTTCGAATATGCGAGGGCATGGACTACAAAGTTTTCTTTTATGGAGAGACAAGATGGCAAAAAAAGGATATGACCCATCAGTTCAAAACAGAATCAAGGTTGGTTCACCAAGAAGGTCAAAGAAAAAGAAAGGCAACGCACCTTCAAGAACTGCACGGTGTGGTAGTGGGAAGAAACTACGATGAAGGGTCAAGGAGCAGGAAAAGGTGATAAGTATCGCCCTGTAGACCAAAAGAAATGGGATGAAGGTTGGGAAAAGGCCTTCGGAAAAAACAAAAAACAAACCAAACAAATTAACAAGGACAAGAAAAAATGAGTACAAAGATTGCACGACTAAACAGTGGCGAAGAAATTATCTGTGATTTGGAATTTGATGAAAGTCCAGATGGTTCTTTCTACATTCTAAAGAAACCTTGTATCATTATTCCTACAGGACAGGGACAGATTGGACTCATGCCTTGGTTGGGTTACGGTGATATCGGTACAGACGGTGTTAAGGTAAAAGAAAGTTTTGTTGCATTTACTTTTGACCCATCGAACGAACTAAGAAACGAATACAGCACTGCATTTGGTAGTGGACTTGTTGTTCCCGCTTCTGATGTTGTTGGTGCAGGAGGACCGATGGGTTCTGATGCACCTGCATTGAAACTCACGGACTAACTGCCCGTGTAACTCAGTGGATAGAGTATCGGATTTCTAATCCGGCAGTCGCAGGTTCGAATCCTGCCACGGGTGTTATGAAGGATATATTATGAAGAAATCAAAGATTACAATTGAATATGATGAAGCATGTCTTAAGGAACAGAAGCGTGTTCCTCTTGACAACACCAAGAAGGGTAGGGGTCGTCCTTACAAATATGAGTCATTCAAGGTAAAAAACCCGAAGGCGTGGGAAATTATTACCGTTGAAAATACAGTTGAATATACACCAGGTCATCGACTCGATAAGAAGCAGATGCAACAACTTTGCCGTAGTGCAAAGTATGATGTTCAAATCGGTATGCCTGGTCAGTTTAGACTTTTTACAAAATATTAAATGACTCCCACTCGGATTTCAAAAATTAGTAACATTGCTATGCCTGTCGCAGTGGAAATTGCTCGGCCGAAAAAGCATGTCTCAATCATCGTTCGGAAGAACGAGATTGTTTCTATTGGCACGAACAATTTTCGGACGCATCCGAAGGCAAAGGAACTAGGATATAGATTTGACGAAGTGCATTCAGAATTGGATGCACTTTTGCGTTATAGAGGACCGAAAGATAATCTAAAACTGATAAACTTTCGGTACAACCGATTCGGCGATATGAGAATAAGCAAACCTTGTTGTAAATGTTTACCTTGGTGTGTTGCATTGTTCGATGACATATGGTATACTACCAACTCAGGAATAATTAAATTAGGAGAAACAGATTATGCCTAAAAGAGTGCTTGACAAATTTGACCTTGAAGCAGAGCGAGAAGGCAACGCAATCAAAGGTCACACCGTCATCCGGCGTGGTTGGGGTAAGGGAATTACCAAGCAACGCAACATGCACAAGCGTGGTGGTGAGATTCAAACTAATCGAATCGTAAATCGTATGGGAGTATTCAAGTGAAGTGTTTCGATTGTGGTACTACTATTCCGGCGGCAAGAATTCAAGTAATGCCCGACACAGAGTATTGTGTTCGGTGTGCGGATAAACACACAGAACCTATGGTTGGTCGAATGATTTACAATCATAAGACTGCGGGTGAAGTTATCGTTGCAAGGGGTAGAGAAAACATTCGTAGGTTGAACCGTGAATATGCAAGGGCGAGATAAATGATTGCAATTATAGGAATTCCCATCACAACATATATCTGTTACAAGTTTGCAACAAGCATGTTGTTTGATTTGACAAACGAATCAAAGGCAATGTTTGCACATCATATGCTCGGTGTTATCACTGCACAAAATGTCATTGCTATTGTTTTGATTGTTACTGACCTTATGTTGGGGTTTCCTAAGTATCTTGCAATACTTGCCGTTTCTGTTTCTTTTATTTGCACAGCAATTGAAGTAATGTGTGTTAAAAGAATTCTAATGAATGGAGTTTCTCTGTTTGAAAGTGCAGAGGAATTTCATAAACGATTAAGGAAGTAATTCTGCGGTCGTGGCGGAATTGGCATACGCGACAGACTTAAAATCTGTTGTCCGTTAGGACATGTGGGTTCGAGTCCCACCGACCGTATTCAAACAAGGCATAATTATACATAAAGTGTGGTACGCACGGGGGCAGTACATAGCAATGAAAACAATAACAATTGGATTTAAATTTACAGATGAGCAGTATGAAGAAATACATGCCGAAGCAAAAAGCATGAATATGGAATCGGGGGAAATGCTCACAGAGGTTATGAAATTTATTGTAAAAGATTTGCTTGATACAAGAAAAAGTAGAATATATAATACCGAAGAAGAGTCGCCTGAGTAGGGACTCACAATTGAATACAGGTCTTGCTTATATAAGGAGAACTAAAAATGGACAATATGTATTCCCTATCGTTTCCCATGAGTCTTGGAATTGGATTTGATGATATGTTTGACAGATTTACAAGAATCGCAGATGTTTCAAACACAGGAAACTACCCACCCTACAACATTATTCAAGAGAGTGATACCCAGTCAATTATTGAGTTGGCGGTTGCCGGTTTTAATGAACATGACTTGGATATTGAGGTGGAAAATAATAAACTTACAATTAGTGGTAATCGAGAAGTAAAACCCGATGATGCAAAATATCAGCACAAAGGTATTGCCTATCGTAATTTTACAAGAACATTTGGTCTTGCAGACCACATTGAAGTAAATGGTGCATCGGTTGATTGTGGTATCTTGCGTGTTTATCTGGAACGAATCGTCCCAGAAGACCTAAAACCAAAGAAAATTAGCATTGTATCTGATAAACAATTTTTAGTCGAAGATGCAGAAAATGTCAATTTGAATGATGCCGATGAATAAATAGTATTAGTGAAGATTAATACACTAAACAACATAAACTATCTAACAAACAACGGCGGTGCCTTGCAGGGCATCGCCGTTATTTTCAAGTGTCGAGCAGATGGACAGTGCGCCAGTCGTTACTCCATCCATGTGCAGAAAGAGTCTATCAAACTCTAACTAAGGAACTTCGCTACCTTTCGACCTTCATAGTGGATAACTCTCAAGGAAACTTGAGAGTTGTCTTTTTTTATGTATAATTTTATTAGTCTTTTATATTTTCACAAATACCATTGACAACCTCTTTAAAGTCATCGCTAATATATCCGAAGAACTGTGGTTGACTGCCGTACTCGCCTTTGTACCTAAGTTCCAAATCCAAAATATAATTCTTTCCTAAGTAAATCTCAAACCAAATTTTTGCGGCCGCTACATTTGCTTCTTGATTCTTTTTCTCTGCTTCGGTTAATCTACTATATGACCTAACTAAGAATGGTCCTTTGATGGAGTATTTGTTTGTTTTCTTTACGCCCTTAAAATGTGCAATCGCACACATAACAGATGCTTGTTCGTAACATATACCATTTCCTACTCTGACATTATATCCAGACTTATTAGATGTTACCGCACCCGCCATCGTACAAAGAGAAAATCCGAATGTATAATCTTCCATGTGGTTAAGAACATCAAATTGCTTTGTTCCAAGTCCTCCCCTCTCGGTAAGAAGGTCTTTCTTAAGAACAAGGTTTACTAATGTTTCACCAAAGAAGTTAGCATGTTTGTCGGAGATAGCATCATACAACAACTTGTAAATGTTTTTATCTCCTGTTGTTTTGGGATTTAATTGGTCAAGGACAAACGCTCTGAAGTCATTGTTACCTTTTGGTTTGCCAGGGTCATTATATCCTGCTTCGCCTCCCTTTTCAAATACCTTACCTTTGAATGGTTTTAAAGCACCCTTTACATTAATAAACCTTTTTGGTTTTCCACCTTTGTCTCCACCATATTTTTTTATTTGTTCCTGTGGTACTTTTGCCTTAAACAGTTCTAAATCAGTAGCACCCTCAAGTGGACCAAGGTCAATTCTTTTTTCTTTGTGTGCCTTTCTCATAACATCTGCAAAGAACTTAATTCTCATTAACTCCATGTCTGCTTGAAGTTTCTTAATGTCTGCGGTTTGTTTAGCATTTAATATTGTATCAAATGCTTTATTAAGAATTGTAGGGTCTTGAGCAGACGGACCCATTCCCTTCTTCTTCAATGATATTCCATAAAATTCTTTTGCACCTAATTGTAAAATAATATCAGAAGAGTTATAATCTTTCATTCCAAGGTGGTCAAATTTAAAGTGTTCAATATCTGTTGACCATGAACCCCCTGTCATGTATCCCTTCTTATTCTCCCCCGTAAGTTTAACACGGGTTTTTCCGTGGTGGGAAGATAACCACTTTCGAATTGCTTTTGCGCCAGAGATTCCCATCGCAAGGTTTGTTTGTGCTACGAGATTTGCACCCTCGAATCCTTTATTCGAACCACCTAATTTTTTCAACATTCCCTGTTTTTCAGCAGACTCAGTGTTTTTACCCCAGTTAATAACATTTTTCTTTCCCAGTTCCCATATTTGACTGGCAAGGTCTTGCATACCTTCTTCACTTTTTGTGAACTTATCAAGTTCTGTGTTAGTGAAATGTAAACAACCCATCGTTGTGAATTCTGAAAGTTCTGCCATTACAATTCCCCTTAAGTGTTATTTCCTCTAAACTCTTCGGAGTATGTAAATGTTACATCAAGTTTTGGACTAAGAATGTGTGACTTTAATCTTGGCATCTTTGCTCCACCAAAATTAGACTCAGCATTGATTCTTTTACCATCATCTTTCTCTACATAGAATTTCCAGTTGTTGTTCTGGCCTCTTTCTATCTTTTCAATTTTATAGAAACCAGCATTTGTTCCAGTTCCGAATGCATCGAACACATATTCCAGTTCGATTGTTCCATCAACCTCAAAAACATCTCCGGCGCCAACGCCGTCGGCGATGTCTATACCAAAATTTAAGCGGTTTGGATAATCTTGGGACACATCCGAAATGTCAATTATTCTCTGTCCGTTTAAAACAGCATGGGTCGGTGAAGCAGGATATACCGCTTCCCAACCATCAGTTCCACCTCCACAAGAAGCAGGTCCGAGAGCATCAAAATCATACACGACATCCGTTTGATTGCCGTCTGCCCTAAGAAGAAAACAACTGTCTGTTTCGTCAACATATATGTTAAATACACCGTTTATAATTTCCGTTGTGTTAATCGTATATGTCCCATCAAAGTTATATTCATCATCTCCAATAATAAAGTTTGTGTTTACTAGTTTAAACTGTCGACCACCAACCTCATCGTATCTTTCATTAAAGAACCAGTTTGGAATATTTACATTACCAAATTCTATTCTACTACCAGTGATGGATGTGCCTGGAATTGCAACAGAATTGTGCAGAGCAAGATATTCATTGGAGGAAGATTCAACGGAAAGCGAATAGCCATTTTCACTTGTAAATTTAATCCCCATATCTTCAACTGAATTTTCGTCTTCTCCTGAATTTTCTGTAGAGTGGAAACTAGGAGTTTCAGTTATGTTAACACTATCTCCAAGATGAACATAACCTCTGCTGTTATCTACTTGAAATAAAATGTCTCCATCAATTGTTTTAGCACCATTTGGGTCATTTGCCTCTGGAATAGTACCATCAAACCAACCTTCAGGTGGAGTCCACACTCCAGGCACTGCACCGTAGACGGGAACTTCCAGAGTCTGGTAGAGTAAATATCCATTTGGTTCATCAAAAGTAAAGTAAACCCAGAATTGGTCTTGAGTAATTTCTACGACTGTATGACGCATTTCACTTGACTCAGGATATGGTTCGGGATGATTCGGTGTTCTCATCCACTCAAAATCGGCAATTTGAAAATCGCCGGTGTTGGGGTCTATCCACATGAGAAGACTGTTCAAAGTGGCCATAGGATTAGTGTTTGCGTTGCCGTTGGCCAGCAGGCCTGCTTCACCTGTATCAGACACTTGAGTTTTTACAAGACCCATATTGAACGGTAGATTTGCACTATTAACATCCCAGAAGTATGTGTCTGGGTTTGATATATTCATAATAGAAGAGAAATCTGTTGTTGCGGTGGGGTTTCCTCCCCTTTTAGGAATTCCTATTCTAAGTCTATTATCTTCTGGGTGTCCTTGTCTTACTCTCCACATTCTTAGATATCCTGAAGAAGCATTGTGGTTTCCGAAATCTCCTTCTTCGAAGTGAAGATATCTAGGAAACTCCCCTGGCTCTTCTGTGAGGACTCTTGCTTCAACACCTTCATTCTCAACTTCGCCTGGCCAATATTTTTCTCTTATGATTAGTTTTAAGTGACCGCCATATAGGGTCTGTGCCCTTTGTGCAAATTGAGTAACATCAATGGTAATTTCATCATTAACTTCCATATCGGTTGTAAGTGTAAACGGTACAAAATCATTCTGAGTTAATTCTTCATATGCTTTACCGTCTTCATTGAGAGTGTCATGGTCTAGAGTAGTAAGTGCAAGATGAGTATCCTGTTCACCTTCCAGTGGCTCTACTTGTTTAAGAGTAAAAGCAATTACAGGGTCAGGACCCCACAAAGCAAGAACTTCAGAACCATCGCCTTCTTGAGGAATGTTTGGCGTCCAGTTACTACCTCTAAAAATAAATCTACCGCCCGCTCCATATTGTCCACTACCAACCTGTGGTCTAAATTGGTCCGAACCATATTCGCCATACCCCAACGGATATGTGTATTCGTGTACAGAATCATCTTGACTGTTTTGAACCGTCATAATCAGTTTAAACTTGCCTGGGTTTTGTTCAACAGTTTCATAATCTAAACCGAACACCTTAAAAAAGTCTGTCCACGCGGCGACAAAGTTGTCACCGTAACTATTGTTGTGGAAAATTTGAAGAGAACCTCTGGGGTTTGTTTGACTGCTTTGAAATTCCATTGAGTGTAATTCAAAATCTGTTCCACTGTCATCATCAAGTGGAATCAAAGGAAGCAAGGTTGCACGGCCGGTGCCCGCGTTGTATCCTACTTCACTCTCATCTTTTGCTTTATATAAAATGCCCGAACTAAAAGGCCAGTATCCGTCACTTCCATAACCGTCAAATCTACCAACAAATCCACCAACTTTTCTTTTTACCAAAACACGAATAGTTACTGGTTCTAAGGTATCAGTGTTAGGGTCACGACTAATTAATTCTCTGAAATCATCTATGTCTTGTTCTGATTGAGGGAGGTCAGGAACTCCATTAGGGTCAGGCGGTAAAATTTCACTGAGTGAAGTATGTGTTGCGTGTTGTGAATTTTCCGAACTTATAATTACCCAAGTATCATTGTCTGGGGGTGTATGATAACTCAATTCTGATACAGGAACTTCATACTCATAAGAATAAATTGGATTGCCACCCTGAACACGAGAAACTCCAAAAATTAAAGAATCCTCTGGTCCAATACCCATCATCTTATAAAAAGATTGTTCGATACCGTCACCCTCTTGCCAACTATAATCATCATCAACTGGGGTCATTTTGATTTCAAAGTGTGTTTTGTTTTCTGGGTTGTCGCCATACTCGTTCCACTTTGTCATTTTAACATATTCAATGGTTGCACGCCCCTCCTCTGTATAATAATTTGGCCAGTTGTATCGTTCGGGGGGTGGAAGTTCATTTTCTTGGGTAATCACATCACCGTCTGTGGTACTTTCAATGAAGGTATTGAAACCATATGGCCAATTCCAGTCGTAGGAGCCATTGATGAAAACTCTTGGTTCTGATTGAATACCAGAGTGATGAGATATCGAGGGAATTAATTTATAAACTTCATCGTCAAGTGCAGTAGAAACAAGGTCGCTATCATCATCTCCGACCCACTTGAATGATTTGTTTGGTTCACCAGTTGCTGTAAAACCTGCTTGATAATGATTCCAGTTTGCTTTGTCAACAAGTGTTTCTGGTGGGAGCATTCCAATTTCATATACACTATCGATTTGGGGTTTTTCCCTGCAATGGAGTGTGAGTAATGCTTCATTGATTGTGGAATTTTTAGGAAGGTTATCAAATGTCGCCCCCGCCAACCCACCATAAGGTGCTGTTTCGCCCATGTTAACCTGTATAAAGCAACGACTATATTCTACTCTATCTCTATCTGGATTCCATTTAGTTCCTACATCAAGATAGGGCATGGTGTCGATTTGGTCACCTTCGGCGGTGTCAGTATACTTTCGTGCAGTTGTGTCTATAATTCGAGGGTTGCCGACAAAGGATAGAGTTTTAGATTTTCTTCTTTTTGAATCTAATCTAGGTTTTCTATTCTTTGTAAGATGTTTTCTAAATCCTGCCATATTCTTGTATTACAATTCAATAAAGAATTTGTTTTTATCCTTATCTTGCAAAATAACACAGTGTTAATCCTGATTGGTCTGCATAAGCATAAATCAAGTTAAGATTGTCAACATCCACAAACACTTCCTCTCCTGCACCAAGTGGGTATCCACCATCCGCATCGGTATTGTTTTCAATAAAGATGTGGTCTTCATTTCTTGGGTGTCCCTTAATATTTACACCACTTAGAAGTGGAGTACTGGAGGCAATAACCGTTGATGAAGCATCCACGGAAACCTGTCCAGTCGTAAACGATGATGGATTCTTTGCAGAACCTGCATCAATTGTAACTTTAAGTGTATTATCAGAGACAGCAGATGCAAGTGATGTGCTACTGTTCTTAATCGAGTCTAGGTTTGACTTTGAAGAGTTTATATCGTTTGCAACACCACTCATCTGTGAGAAACTCGGAACGATGTAATTGGAGTCGGTATTATCAACATTATCCACACCGCCGGGGAACTTGTTAATTAACATGTCCAAAGTTGCACCGAGCAATCCGAGAGTGTTACCCAAATCTGCAAAGTATGCACTGAGAGTAGCATCGGTTGCCGCACCAGTTGGAAGTGAAACTGTACCAGAAATGTTTGTGATGTTAACTGGATTCTCCGAATCGGTTGCAATCCGTAGTGGAGTTCCGCCCGTTACACCCGCAACTCTTACTGGAATCGAATCATATCCAGTTGAACCCGCAATCATAACGGGGAATACATTTGAGTATACGCCGTCTGCACTAGACCCTTCAATTCTAACTGCGGCAGTATTTCCACCTGCAATTGGAATTGGGTTTCCACCATCGTTGTTGATTTCAACATCTGTTGCTACGCTGACGGTTGCATTGATGATGGCATCACTCACAGAAACTCTTAGAGCATCTCCTGATACACCAACTATACCACCTGTAGAACCAAAGATATTAACACCAAGTCTACCATCATTTCCTGCACCAGTTACAGCAATTGGGTCTGTAATGCTTGATGTAACCATAAGTGGGTTCGAACCTGTCGTAACCCCAATCGGATATGCACCACAAATTCCTTGAATGGCCACCGTATCAATATTAATATAACCAGTATCAGGTGTACCGTCATTTAGACTGCCAGTAAATCCTGCTGTACCACCGTATAACCTACGAACATTAAGACCAGGATTTCCAGAAATTTGTGAACCTGCTGTAATACCAATGTCATATGAACCTGTGTTACCAACTACTCTAATTGAGTCTGTTGCACTTGTGATTGTTCGAATACCAAATCCACCGGCAGTTGCACCAACGGTTACATGGTATCCACCACACATACCTTGAATGGCAACAGTATCAATGTTGACATAACCCGTGTCTGGGTTTCCATCATTTAGACTACCAGTAAATCCTGCTGTACCACCATCTAACCTTCGAATATTTAATCCATTATAAGGACCTGGCGCACCTGCTGTAACACCAACATTATACGAACCGGTCGTTCCTACAATTCTCACAGCATCAAGTGCGGGTTCAAGATTTCGAATGTCAAAATTTGTTGCTATACAAGTAAATGTTGCACCAGACGCCGCTGTGATTGTTAATGGGTTTCCTGTTGTTGTTCCTTGAACATATAAACCATTTCCAGCATCGTTGCTGACTTCAATTTCAGTTCCTACATTAACGGTAGCGGCAATTGTTGCATCTATTACGGAAACTTTAAGTGCATCTCCAGACACACCAACCATATTACCACCACTGCCGGTCAGTTGTGTGTTGATTGAACCATATTTGCCCATTCCCGTAACACCCACAGTATCTGTTGTACTTAAAAGTCTACGAGTGTCAAGAGTGTTTCCTGTAGAACCATCCGCCATCAACGAATGAACAATGACATGGTCTCCAAGAACTCCGTTATCACCACCTGTTGTGAGTCCACGAATATTAAATCCGCCTGCACCTGCCGTTACTCCAACAGGAACTGCACCATCATACCCATGCACAGTTATGCTGTCATATGAACTTGTGAGTCCACGAATCATCAAACCGCCCGTAACAGTGCTACCTGCGGTAACACCCACAGCAAATGCACCAGACATACCCTGAACTGCAACAGAGTGCGGTGCCCCTTGTACTGCACCAGGCGCTCCTGCTGATAATCCTTCCCCAGATGGGAATTTTACTAGAAGAGGAGTTCCTGCTGTAATACCTACAGGGAATGCTCCAGTTACACCCTGAACCAATACAAAGTCAAGGTTTGCTGTATTGTCGTAAGTAAAACCTGCTGTACCACCATCAAGATTTCGAATATAAAAACCACCAGTACCACCTGTTACTGTAATTGGTGCGCCTGCTTCGTCACCCGCAACTGCAAGGAATATACCACCAGTTCTTCCTACATTTGCGATTGGTAAACCGTGTTGTAATCCTAAAGAAATTCCTGCAAACTTTCGAATATCGACAGTGAGGAAGTTCGCTCCAGAATTACCTCTAAGGTTGACATCTAGTGTGTCATTGCTACCACTTAGAAGTGTTGTTGTTAGTTTGTTATTGCTTGCTCCACCACGAAGAATAGATGGCCAAGGGGCATCATCTCCAACGAAATTAATAGTTCCGCTTGCTCCATGAACAGGTTTAATTAACTGAAAGTGAGCAGTTATGCCTCCAAGTTGCGTAAACTCTGTTGCAATTTGGGCGCCCCCTGTGCCTGGATTTAGTTTTACATCACGGTCTGTGTCGCTCATCTAGAATATTCTCCATCGAATGGTGTAGTTTTTACTTGTTTTCTTTCGAACTGTTGGTATGATACTATATATAAGTAAGTCAATTACCATGTTTATGTATAAAGGAATTAGTTATGTTGTTTAGTGAAGTTGGTAATACTTTCTCGAATCAGGTGGAACAAAATATATCAAAATACGAGGGTTCATATATCGACACGATATTAGGTCTGTGTGAAGAGCATGAAATTGAACCTGAAATTGCCGCAAAACATTTGAGTAAACCCATTATCGAAAAGATAGAATCTGAAGGTCGGTCATTTAATTTACTCCCCAAAAAGGCAAAACTTCCAATATAAAATAAACATTTTGTAGTTGACTTAACTACAAATATATGTATAATACAAGAAATAAACCGTACACAGCGTATATTGCGTACACATTTAACAAGGAGGAAAACCTATGAGTTTTTCAGATTTAAAGAAGAGTTCACGCTCTAGTATCAGCGACCTTACTGCACAAGCAGATAAGATTAACAAGAAGTCGGAATCATATAAAGATGACCGTTTCTGGCGTCCAGAATTGGACAAGTCCAGTAACGGTTTTGCTGTTATTCGATTCCTCCCGGCACCAAGCGGAGAAGACTTGCCTTGGGCAAGACTTTTCTCTCACGGTTTCCAAGGACCAGGCGGATGGTATATTGAAAATTCTCGTACCACTCTTGGTGAAAAAGACCCTGTTTCAGAAATGAATACTCAACTCTGGAACAGTGGTATCGAAAGTGACAAAGATATTGCTCGTAAGCGAAAGCGCCGTTTGAATTACATCTCAAATATTCTTGTAGTGAGCGACCCTGCAAACCCCCAGAACGAAGGTAAGGTTTTCCTCTACAAGTATGGAAAGAAGATTTTCGACAAGATTAACGAAGCAATGCAACCTGAGTTTGAAGATGAAACTCCAATTAACCCATTCGATTTTTGGAGTGGTGCGAACTTTAAGTTGAAGGTTCGTAAGGTTGCAGGGTTCATCAACTATGACAAGAGTGAATTTGATTCACAATCTGAACTCTTCGATGGTGATGATGCCAAACTCGAAGAACTCTGGAAGACACAATATTCTCTTTCAGAATTTACAGACCCTTCCAACTTCAAATCATATGATGAATTGAAGACTCGTCTTCAGGTGGTAATTGGTGATGATATCCGTAGCACAGAAAGTGCAGTGAAATCTACCGCCGCAGATGAAGACATGGATGAAAAGTGGGACAACAACTCTAATGCATCTACATCTTCTGATGATTCTGATGACAGTGATGATGCTCTGTCTTACTTTGAAAAGTTGGCAAATGATGATTAAGTCATTCGAGTGATTCTAGTTATCAGTCAACGAAAAGAGCGACCTTCGGGTCGCTCTTTTTATTAGTATTTAAATTTTGTTTAAGAGATAATTCCTCTTTCTGCTAGAAGGAGAGAATTTTCAACACTTCTAACCGATGTTGATGATATGATTTTCTTTTCTCTTCGTATGGTTGTGTTGTTTGCAACAGGCGCACTTACAACAATAGGACTTCCACCACCACCTCTACTGGTGGTCATTTTTCCTGTGGCATTTTCAGCAAGTTGCATTAGCATTGCTTTGTTTGCTGGATGCACTCCGCCCAACCCTGCACCATTTGCTAACTGTGACAAAGGAATAATTGCCTCATCTCCATGCAACATTGCAAGTTTTCCACCACCTGCTCGAATCAAACCGCCTTTTCTAAACGACAATGGTTGCATCCATGTGTTGTTTGTGCCTGTTTGGATGGTATCCCACCAAGGTGTTGGTGGCCACAGAGGGGACTTTACATATGATGATGTGTGGATTCCTTGAGGTCCATGAAGCAACTCATTCCAGTTATCTTTCTGATTGAACAAACTCCTTGCTCTATAATTATGCCATGCAGTTCTGGATACAACAAATGGGTCTATCAAATCTTCAAGTCTATCTTTTGCTTCTGGTGATATTCTACTATCGGCGTGCATTGAATCTATCAATTCACCATATTTAAACATCTCTCTCCTATATGCGTTGTCTAATTTGTTTGCATCTACATATCCAGTCTCATCGGTCATTGCTTTTGCTTTTTGTAACATCGCAACTTGTGAGAGGTGTGCTTTGTTGAGGAATATTTCGATTGCTCGTTTTTCTTTGTGGTATGCTTCAAGTTTTGCTTCATCTTCGGTTGCTTCTCGCATCTCACCAGTTTCAAAGTCCATTCGACCCATACCAGTACGAATCGCCTCAGACTTTTTGAGTGCATCGAATCTTTCTTTTTCACCAAGTCCTGCTTCTATTTCCTGCTGTCCAAACATGACATCGCCAGTTTCTTTATTTACTTGGTGAGTCATCTCCCTAAATGCCCCCGATTCAACCTGTGCGTCATATGCTTCTTTACTACCGGCGGCCGCAATTGCTTGGGACTTGGTTACAACTTCACCAGTGTCTAACTGGACTGCTTGCTCTTGTGTTCCCTTAACCATAGTTGCTTTGTGTTCGGTTACTCTCGCTCGGTTCATTTCGTCTTGTTTTTCTTTTTCATATTTGTCCATTGCAGGACCAACAATGTTATCGAAAATCCAAGTACCTGCGGCATATCCCGCCATTGCACCACCCGCAAGTAATGCTACGGGTCCTAGGAATTTAACGGCGCCTGCTAATGCACCACCCAAAGCAGGCATCATTCTTGCAAACATTTTTTTCAATCCACCTGTACCCAGAAGACTGCCTAGAAAACTACCCCCTGCAACACTGGCCGCATCTTCATCATCAGGAAACAGTTCCATCTGACCGTCATCGCCTGGTTTTTTCTTTCTTCCTTCTTCGAGAGTTTTTTCTCTATCTTCTGCCTTGTCAGGTTTTAATAATTCTACAAGAGATAATATACCCTCTGAAATGACCTTTAATTCATCGAGCATACTAGATGATTTTTCAGATTCTTTTTCTTTATCTTCGGACTCTTTTTTCTCTTCTCCTCCCCCTCCTCGTATTTGCGCCAATGCTTCTGCGGTGGTCATGTCGGGGTTTTCCTCTTTCATGCCCTTAATCGTTTGCAGACGAGTTTGTATCGTATCTTTATTCTTTTTGTCTTGTTCTTTCTTTGCCTGAATAGATTCTCTTCTAGTTTCTAGAGTATCAGCAAGAAACCCACCAACACCAAGAGAGGGTATTTTTCTAAGGAATCCTCCACGAACAAAACTTGATGCGGCAGATATTCTACTACCTATTGATTGTTTAATCGCTTCTTTTCTTTTGGTAAGTTGTTGTCCGGCCGCTCCTGCTAGTGTCAATGCTTCTATTGGGGTAGTATCTTTTTTTGTTGTAGGTGCAGAATCACTTGCGGGTTTCTTTTTTGTCATCTTCGAAACCCGTTCAAGTGCTTTGGTGTTCTTTTCTAGTGCGTGTAGGAGTGGACTTTTATCTGCCATCTATTTCTATCCTCTTTGTTGTAACATTTTTTGATTCTCTTCCTCTATGTGTTGTTTCAATAAAGCAACATATATTTTTCTTTCCCAAGGTAGCATTTCTTCAATCTCTGTCAAACTGTATTTATGATGTTGCATCATCGCAAAGTTCAATTGATAATACGCCATAAGACTATTGTGACAGAGACTTATGTAAAAAAATCTTTGATTCCTCGTACCTCCACTTTAAATTTGTGACCACATTCACTACACTCACAATCTTCAACATGACGCACAGAGGGCATGTTCTTATAAAAAGAAAGGATTTTTTCAAATTGGTCGCTTGTAAGATTTTCTACAAATTCTATTAGTTCTTCTTGTGTATGGTCGCTAGCGGCAAACACTTCTTCTTCTGTGTAGATTGAGTCGATACACGAAACTAAAATTTCAAAAGAACCATCCAGATTATCGACTATGTTGTTTTCAAATGCCGTTTTTAGTGTGGGATACTTAAGTATAATTCCAATTTTCCCGTCATCTTCTAGCAAGATATTGTTTGTGTGTTTTTCTTCCTCGGAATAGTCAACTTTAACTTTCGATAAGTCGATACGAATCTCAATTGGTTTAGAACACTCTTCACACACAATATACGGGTCAGCAATCTCACTCACAGACTTTGCTCGAAGTTGAAGAAAAAGATATTCAATATCAAAGATGGGAAGGTTAAAACAATCAACCCCCTCGGTCATTATACAATTTGACAATATCTGCAATGTTGCATTTTTTATTTCATTGTCATTTTCACTTTCTAGTGCCATGAGAAGAATTTTTTCCTCTTTGACTAAGAATGGTCTCATTCGAATCGTTTCTTTGGTTGATGGAATTTCAACACTAAACGATGGTACTGTAGTTGTCGGTAAACTCATAATAAATTCCTTTATAGGTCAAGCGGTAGAACTCCAGATGCATCTCTAGGCACATCGGGAAGAGTTTGAGTGTAGTTAATAACATTGTAGTGTCTAAAGTGTAAGGATACAGATTGTTTGACATAATCGTCAACATTTCCGTAACCATATGAAATTGGGTTTATAGTTTTCGGATATACTTCAAAAAGTTCTATTTGATATACGATATCGTCATCGTGGTCTAGTTGTGCAATAGTGACAGTCCCTGCATAGTTATCCATATAGTTCATATGATGATTTCCCTGAAAAGTCACCAAATCCATCCATTGTTCAAAATACAATCTTTCAAACATATCTTTACCAACTCTAAACTCCATATCCAAATCACCAGAGTATAGTTTTTCATAAGGCATCTCTCTGACAGGACCGTAAATTTTATTGGGTTGTGAACTCACACTTCTGCCGGGCATAGATACTGATTCACACGAGACACTTAACCGTTCGTTTACATTCTCACCGCGTAGTGTTAAATTTCTTCTAAGTCTTATGATTGTATCCAATGCAGGACAGTTTACTGTAACTTCATATCTTGCGGGTGAAAGGTGACCTGTGTTGACAACTGAAGCGAATACTCTTTCTATTGATGGTATCGTACTCTGTCCTCTAGAACTAACAAGAGGAGCATCGGTTACTTGATACCCCTGAGTGTTGTTTGGAAGTTTATATGTTGATGCAAATGGGTTAAACTTATTTTGTATGAGTTTTATAAGGTCTATCATTTTTAATCCTTCATTCGTTTAGCAATTGCTCTTCTAGATTCTACCCAAACTCTGCCTCGTTTTTTCTTTACAAATCTCTCAATTGGAAGATATATTGCAATCATCCAGTCTGCTGATGGTATTTTTAAAAGTCTAGAATCAATCCTGTTATATTTATAACGCCTCACACAGGGTCTAAAAAATCTTAACTTACTTGTTTTGTTCAGCAAATCATAGGTTAATTTGATTCTTGTTTGGTCGGTTGCTACACCCTCCTTAGAAACATCAACATCCCCTGTTGCGTAGGGTAACAAATTCAAAAACAATCTCTCTCTAAGAGGAATTGGAAGATAGTGTAGATTCATGCCTAAGAACCCATCGGTATAGTTCTCAATAATAAAAACCAAAGGAAAAGTATCATAGTACGGCAATTTTGACTTGTTTGTTGGGTTATAGTTAAACAAAAATAACTCGCCAGGTTTCTTCATTGCCCTTCTTGTTTGTATTCTTTTTGAATCTCTAAAGAACTTTTCCTCAACAGATAGTTCTTCAGACACATCATATAGTTCTTGAATCGCATTTTTCATCCATGTCATTGCAAACAAACCTTTAGTCGCAATTCCTGCCTCGTTCATGTATTGATTCATATTATCAAAGAGATTGATGTTCATATCAGAATAATCTGCCTTTGCAATCCCTGCAAGAGTCATTCTTTTCTCTTCTTCAAGAATTGCCTCTTGTAAATCTTTTTGAAAAAGCATTCGTTCGGCAATTACAGTTTCAGCAGATAGGTAATTCCTTGGAGATGAATCATCTGGAATTTTGGGGGTCTTTTTGGCCATGTAAATATGTATGCCTATATGAGTAAATGGTCTTCGGTAAGTATCATAAATTTCCAACCACGATTTTCTGCATACTCACTTGCCGCTTTCCACTTTGCAGAATTGACTCCCCATGTTTTTACCTCGTTGAGATATCTTCGAGTAACTCTTGATTTCTTTTCTGGTGGTTTACATTGCTTCTTTGGTTTGACTTCTATCAGACAAGTCTCTTTCATGCCTTTTTTGTTGATGAGAGTAACTATAAAATCAACATAGTAGCGATGCATCATATTGTCGATGGGGGAGCGATATGGAACAACAACCTCCTCTGAACCCCATTGAAGGACAGATTTTTTCTCATCACAAAACTTCATGAACTTTCTCTCCCACAAACTTCGATATATAATTCTTGTAGGGTCGCCATTGTATTTTTGTGGATTTTGAGGTTTGTATTTGCCTTTATAACTCATACATAGTATGTAGACCAACTAAAGGAAAGTTTTATGCCAGAGTCACCATCAAGAAGATATCAATACAACCATACCCCAGGCCGTGGTGCTGAACAAATGGGAATTATTGGTGCAAGTAATCCAGTAACAAAGACGGCAAATACAAATTTGTCAAAAAGTTCAGAGTTTGGTTATATTCCCAACTCAAAACAAGGTGCAGAAAGACTTTTTCAGTATCCTTTAGACCTCGGAAATGATGCAACGCATTATATGATATTTCACATATATCAAAGCACAGGTGGAGTCACATTAAAAGATGATGAGTGGTTTGGAGAGAGAGAAAATATATTTAGTGAAGCATTTGATAATCATGCAAGGTATAGAAGTGCCGAGGCAACAACAAATGCTTTAGGTGATTTGGTTGGAGCATTTGGAAATATGTTTAATTGGTCTGCGGCAAAGGATGCATCCGATTATCTTAAAAACAAAGCAACAGAACATAGTGCGGCCGCAAATAGACAATCGGTGTTGATGCAAGACACTCAAAATGAAATTGATAATCAAGATGCTCTAGCGGCAAATCAAAGAAGATATCAATCTGCAAATGCTTGGAAATCGTCTGGGGGGAAAGGGGCGATGGGAACAAGAATAAACGAACCAAGCATTCGAAGCAAAGATAGTGTTGTATTATACATGCCACAAAAAATTAACTCCATGAACATGCTTGATTATGAAATGGAAGATATGTCAACCGTCCAACAAGCAAGAGGAACATTAGAAAGTTTAATGGGAGCAGGTGGCGCCGCAATCGATGGAGATGGTGGTGCGTTTTTAGGAAATCTCTTCAAAGCAGGAACTGACCTTGGTGGGTTGGCAGTCACAAAGATAGGTGGTGCAATTGGTGATGCAACTGCTTCTTTGGGTATGGGAAATCCAATGAGTGCTTTGAAGGCATATGGTAGAGTTTCAATCAATCCTCAAAAAGAAATGTTGTTTAATGCTCCTGCTCCAAGAAAGTATGAATTTGCTTTTGAGTTTGCTCCGAGAAACGAAGAAGAATCAATCATGGTTCGTAACATTATTCAACTGTTTAAGTTTCATGCATATCCCTCGATGTCCCAAGCAGAATTTAAGAATCCATTTGGTGATGAAGATGGGATTGTAGAAGGTGCAAAAGATTTTGCTCAAGGACTTGCAGGTCGAGCATTCTATGATATGCCAAGTGAATTCCAATTCGAATATCGATTCATTGATAGAAAAGATAGCAATGAAATTTCTGTACAAAATCACTACCTAAACAAGTCAGAGAGATGTGTTCTTACAGAAATCAATGTAGACTACAGTGGAGCAGGCGCGTTCCAGACATTTGATAATGGCGCGCCAACACATGTTACCTTAACACTTACCTTTTCCGAAGCAAGACTTCTTACAAGAGAACATATCAGTCGAGGTTATTAATAATGTATTTTCGACAATTTCCTGTTACATCTTATCTAAACTTTAAAAGTATTTCTAAACTGTATGATTTAACCGTTCTTGCGAGAAATATTTTAAAGCGGGTTTCTTTTAACTCATCAATTAAAAGCGAAGGTTCTTTGTTTTATGAATACGATGTAAAGGATGGAGAAACTCCAGACATTCTTGCAGACCGAATATATGGAAACTCTTACTATCACTGGGTGTTTTTGCTTTTCAATGACATTATTGACCCATATGAGGAATGGCCAAAAGGTTCAGTTGCTCTAGAAAACTATATTGATAAAAAATATCCAGGCAAGGCAATGTTTCTTGTAGACGCACACGATGGAACTGGTGATGATGCAGTTATGGTGGGAATTACATTTGGTAAAAACGACACCATTATTAAAACAACAACCAACAAAGATGTATTCGGAAGAAGAGTTCATGCGGATGTAACAGGCACTGGTGGAATTAAAAGTAAAGCACTTGTTCATCGTTGGGATAGACAATATTCAAAACTAGAAGTTAACGATGTTCATGGAAGTTTTGCTACTGGAGATTTTGTTGGTGTTGCAAAAGAAGATGGTAGTTTTGATTATGCAATGATTATGAGAATCACACCAAACCGACAAGGACTTCATCATTTCGAAGAAGATTATTTAACTGGTATAGGTGTTACTCTTGAGGGAGAGAGAAAATACCTTGACCCACTATCAACATCTTCTGGTGCTGTAATGGGTCACACTGGACAC